CATAGGATTTTTGATAACATAAGCATCCTTACCTATTTCTATATAATGACCAAGAGTATACTCTAATATTTCATTTTTATCAACTACCTGTTTATGATAATTATGATAAATTGTTATATTTTCACGTCTTAAATCAAAAGAATTATTATTTTTAAATACATATTCAATATTTGAACTATCATATTTAAAGATATGTTCTAAATAGGAAATCTTTTGATTATGACGCAAATAATAAGGATAAGTTTTTTCTTCTGGATCATAGTAAATAAAGTTCTTTTCAAAATTTATAATTGAAAATAAATCTGAAAAATCCATAAGCACATATTTGTCATTAAATCTAATAATGCCACAATTTAAATGTGGCTCAAAATCATATGATAATTTGTAATTCATATTGTATATTATATAATACGAATATCTTTAAGTTGTTTTTAAATGAAATATTATATTTCATTTCACTTAATTTGAGTAAGCTAACCCTCCCATACCCGACATAATTCTCAACACGTTGTAGTTGGTGGCATAGACACGGACCTTGGCAGTCTTGGTTCCCTCAACGGTGGCGTTACTAAGAACAAGCTGCAGGGTAGCGTTATCAATTCTGGAGAAGTTGCACGTGCCGCTGGGTTGGTGCTCCTCAGGTCTCAAAGCAAAGGAGTACACGTTGATACCCTCATCAGGGCATCTGGTGTGTGACTGGTAGGGCTGGACCCACGAGAAGTAGGTTCCTTCACGCTCAGAGAAACGATCCTGGCCGTTAAGCTGGAGCTTAGCGGTGACGACGGGGTTCTGTCCCCAGCAGTGCATATCCAAAGAAGACTCGGTCAAAACGAATGTACCGGCATCAGAGACAGTGGAGTTATCAAGGTGTCCGTTGGACAGATCCTTGAGCTGAGCAAGGATGGTGTCGTTGATAGCAGCGGCAGTGGCAGCATTCTGAGGAACAGCGGGGCCTCCAAAGTTGGCCTCGTTGTAAGGATTAGAAGATCCGTTCCAGTATCCAGTGAAGCCAGACGGGATGTCATAATCAAGAGCACCAGCATCGTTGAAGAGACCGCGAGCATCAATGAAGGCACGGGAATCAGCAGCGACAGAAGCAGGGCCTCCGAAAGCGTGGATAGCGTTGGGGAGAGCATCAATGGCATCAGTGTAGTTGAAGGGTTGGGCACCAAGGACCTTGAACAGGAGAGCATCGCACACCAAAGATGAGCAATAATCAACGTTCTGATCGGGTTGGACAACCCAGATAAGCTCCTTAACGGGGTGGTTAAAGTTGAGCTTGATCTTATTGGAAGAGGAACCAACCGACTCATCACCAGTGAATTGGAGCTGAGTGATCAAATACTCGTGGGGATTCTGTGCGAATCTTCGGCGCTCGTCAGTGTCCAAGAACACATAGTCAACGTACAAAGAGGCAGCAACGAGTGACTGGTTGTAGGCGATGGCGGCAGGGACGGGTTGACCAGGATTGTACTGGTTAGCAGCATATCCGGCAGAAGCAGCACCCTTAACTCCAGCGGGGGAGTTGGCAACGGCACCCGAGTTGCAAGACAGGGTGGTGACAGCCCACAAGCACTCATCAATAGGGCGGATATCAAGGTTGATCTTAACTTCGTGATACTGTACGGAATCACTTATACCCCCACTTTCGTGGTATTTATCTGCAGTCTTATTGCGATCAAATTACATAAGACTTTTGCAGGGGACTAGACTATATCTTAAGTTATCATTGAAGTTGATTAGACTTCTCAAACCCATAACCATTTAGTCGTTGAACCTTCTTTTCTTTCTTTATCATATTAGATTGAAAAGCTTGGCTGCGGATTGCCAATTTCAACTAATGTATTTACATTAGTATCATACGGAGGATTTTTACCATACCTGAGTTCTAATCTCAGCCATTTTAAAGTCACCTTTAAAACTTGGTACCCCAAATATTGTGTGTATTTATTATTAAAGCGATTAACATTTATAATGTTATTAAAGTAGTAGTGCATTAGTAATTTATCAGATTTTTGTCTATTTTCTATTCCTGATAACGGTTGTAAATTAGTCCAATGAAAACAAATATGTTTATCAATCTCATTTTCAAAATTGAATTTATTTATTGGAAGTATATGGTCTATTTGCCAATAACTCCCAAAATTATTCCAATTCATGTTTTTGTCAAATCTATATTCAATCCATTTTTTTAAAAAGTCTATATCACATCCAATATATTTAGTATATGATGTTTTTTGATTTCTTAATAGTTTATGAATTTTACTTCTTAATATTTCTGACATTTTGAAATTAATATCTGTTTTTCGTCTTTCCTGTATTTTTAATTTACGAATAGGCAAATAATCTTTGCTTTGTTGTTTGATATGTTCTTTATTTTCTTCACGATTTCTATATTCTTTTCTTTGTTCACATATTTTATCTATATTTTGTTCACGATAATCTTTATTTTTTACAAGAAGACTAACCTTATTATTTGCATAATAATTTTTATTTTTTTCTTGTATATGAACATTATTTTGAATACGATATTCTTTTCTACAATCGTTACAATCATATCTAAGACCATCTTTGGAAGATTTTAATTTACCATAACATTCTACTAATTTATTTACTTTACATTTATAACATATTTTTTGTTCCATTACTATACTACCACTTATTGCTTTGTCTTTAAGTGTTGTTTCATACAATATTTTTTTTACGTCTTTATGAGTTTCCCGCAATTTGGATATGTTGCTACTTATTACAAGAAAATTTAACTTTTCAAGTCAATAAGCAACTAGCATCTGGGGATGACAAAAGTCATTGTGAGCCCCTAACATTGTTTCCCTAAAACAGTTCTCATATGTTTTAGGATGGATACTTTTCTGCCCTACAGTTTTTAAGGCGATCAAAGGGAGAGCCAAACCAGGATTGGTGCAAAACCAAAACTGGAGAGGGATATATAGAGTGGTCTCAGGGAGAGCATTTCTAGGTGCGCAAACTTGGCGGGGAGCCAAAGAGTCGCAAGGGCCATCAACCTCAGAGAAAGAGGGATCAGTGATGAAGGTAAGCTGGGTGATGTTACCAATCATCTTGAAGTAGCCACGCTGTTGCTCAGCAGTCATTGTGAGCTGGTTCCAGATGTGCATCCAGTCACCATATTGACGATCAATTCTTTGACCACCGATCTCAACCTCAACCTGAGCAATGATCTGCTCACCAGGGAAATCCAACCAACGAGCATAAACACCAGATCCAGAGTTCTGGGTAAATGAAGCAATACCCATAAGCTGGTTGATCTCAGGGAGAGTCACCTGCAAATAGGTTCTGTAAGCGAGATCACCATTTCTGGAGATGGTGCATTGGACTCTGCGTCCAAAATCGGCCTGGCCGTTGAAAGTTTGCTCAATCGACTCGATGGCAAAGTTAGTGTACCTTCTGTAAGTGACCTTCCAGAAGGTGATTTGAGGATTACCTGTACATTTCCTCTACCTTATCTTTCAATAAGGATTAGACTATATCTTAAAATGAATTTACTTTGTTTTATTCTTATTTACTTAAAACTAGTTCCATATTTAATATAAATTCACTCGAAAACCATTTAGTCGTTGAACCTTCTTCTTTAAACTTTTCTATTTTTTCAATAATATAATTTATTTGTTCCATAACAATATTTTTTTTTGATGAATTATAATTTACAGTTACTGGCATCATATTTGACCAATTCCAACATTTAAATTTTTCGTCTTCAACAGACAAATTAAATTTACACACCGGAATTATATGATCTATTGACCAGAATGAACCGTAATTGTCCCAGTTCATTTCTACTGTAAAATTGTATTCTAACCATTCTCTAAAATATTGAATATTACAACCAATGTAATTCATAGTAGTCTCATTTTTATTGAGAACATTTCTTAACCGAGCAGCTAATGATTTTTTAATTCTGTAATTTAAATTTGTGTTGTGTTCATTTTTGCACCATTCAGTTTTTTGTTCCTTTAAAAATGTTGGATAACAATCTAGACATATTTTTTTCTTATAAAATTTTTTAAGCTTAGCAAATTCTTTTAGTATTTTTTCTATATTACACTTTTCACACTTTGCCAAACAATTTTCCTGTTTGTTTTGTCTTAGATTTTTCTTTCTTATTTTATCCATATCATTTAAACATTTTTTACAGGTATTAGAATATGAATTACTATTGTATTGTCTAAATTTTTCAATACATTTAGTTGATTCACATTTAACACACTGTCTGTTTATTTCTACTATTTCATTATTAGGGGTTGCCATTTATATTATATATATTATTTATTCTATTTATTTCATTTTATTATTTATTATAAATTTAAAGAAGCTTGGATGCTCATTGCCCATTTATTTCAAACTTTTGTATCAATAAAGTTTAAATCATCTTATTCATTTTTACTATACCCAAGTTTTTTGTCTTGGCCACAACTCTCTCACAAAAGTTGCTTAGTAGAATAAGCTTTAGGGGTTTCAAGCAGTTTGATTTTCTCACTAGGGTTTTTCATACTAAACATTTTATTTAGTATCCCTAATTAACATCAGTGGATCTGTTGCTAAAATTATCAACAAAGGCCACAAAGGGTTTTATGAATATCTTATTGGTTTGATATTCCCCGATGTTTTTCTACCCTACAGGCTTTTAAGGTATACATCCTGGGCTCCGTAAGCTACGAGTTGCATAAGTCCGCCTCCCATTTTATAATATTGCTAAAGAAAATAATTTTGAGGAAATTAAATTAATTACTAAATTAAATTAATTAAATACATAAATGATCACAAAATATCCTACATATTATTTTAATAAATTATTAATGTTTGAGTTCTCCTTCATAAATATGGACAAATATGACGCTTCAAATATTTCTCGCTTCCCTTCGTGATTTTTTGAAAAAATATAGGAATTATTTCGTTTTTTAATTGACCAACCATTGTCTAAAGCATTATACAAGAAGACCATTTTTTGAAACTTTAATTGATCTATTTCTATTTGTTTATTATCATCAGAATTTGCTATATTTATCTGAATATCCATTAAAATAGCAAATGAAACAATAAATAATCTTTAAACCCATTTTTCCACTTTTAAGAAAAGTGGAGCAAAACAATCCAAATAGAATCATAAACAATCCAAATAGAATCATAAACAATCCAAATAGAATCATAAACAATCCAAATAGAATGTTTGGCTCCACCTTTTCAAAGGTGGACAAATATATATTTCTTGTAAATTAGCAATTAAATAAAATTATTTATTATAATATAAGTATTACAATTATGCCATCTTTTAAGCCCAAACCTGTCAAAAAAATAAAGATATCTAAAAGACATTCAACGACTTTAGATGGAAAGCATAAAGAGTTTATGACAGATTTCTCAAAAGATGAATATGACACAATTCCTAAATTAAAAGAGGAAAAGGATCATTTAAAACAAGAATTAATTATTTTTGAAAAGAATTGTCCAATTGAAAAAATAATGGAGACCAAAGATCGTATTAGAGAAATTAATGAAACAATTAAAGAATTAAAGGGAAAGAAAAATAATTACTTTTTGGATAATTCTAAATATATTTTTGAGTATTTTGAAAACAAAAAAAACATTGATAATGTTGATAATA